ATTTATCTGACACCTTTAATACTTCATGGTAATTCTTTTAATATTTATGAGACGAATTCATTCATTATCGCAATTGTTATTTGTCATATTCAAGCCATTGCAGCAGTTTATCGCGCACCGTGCTTTCCACTTCCGCGTTTACGCCCAGCAGCGGACGCTCGGCGTATTTCACCACCGTGCCGCGCCGGTTTACACGGTCCCGCAGTCCATAGTGGTGGACGCGCGCCAGCCTATGCACCGCCAGCAGAAAACTGATTTCGGCGGCGTTGTCGTCTGCCTGTGTCTTAAGATATTTGGCAGTTTTGAGCTTCGCGAACATTTTGCGGCGAATGCGGCCCGGCTTGCTGCGGGCGCTGACGCGGCGCGGTTCCCACGCGGTGCCGTCCGGCGCACGCTGCGCGGTGATATTTGCCTGCTGAATGCGCCGCACGTCGCGTGCGACCTCACGCAGCATCTTTCTACGCGCCGCCGGTGCCAGCTGCGCCAGCAAAGCATCCAGCCAGGCGTCAACCTCATGCAATTCAGCCATGACTTACCGTCCAGAATTCGTCCGGGGTTTCCGGTTCCGGCACAGCTTCCACCGACATCTTTCCGTCCACCTCGCGGGCGATCACGCGCTCGGTCAGCCGGATATTCATGCTGATGTCGCAGCGGTTATTACCGAGGATATCGACCTCGAACGCGAACAGCTTTTCCCGCTCCGCGCTGTTCTGCAGCGCGTCCGGCTGGTTCTCCATCAGCCAGAACAGCACCGGCGCCATCAGCAGGTTCTGATCGCCGGTAAAGTCGGTTACCACCACGTTCAGTGTGTAGCGGTATTCCCACGACATCGAGGCGGCGGAGGTGGCGACCAGCTGGCCGGCGTCAACAAACAGGTGCAGCCTGTCGGGGTTTTCATCCACATAAGGCACCGACTTATTCAGGGCGCGGCGTAAGGACTGCGGCTTGTTCATCGTCTTTTTCCTGACAGCTGATTATGGTGTCTACCTTGTCGGCGCACGCTGCCCACGCGGCCTCCGTTTCATTCAGCAGCGCGTTCAGGTCGCCGTTACTGCGCGGCCCTGCCGGGTCGAGCTGGCAGCGGGTGATTTTCGGACAGCCACTGACGGTAAGACTCACCTCCGGCGAGGGCCGGACGCTGGCGCAGCCGGACAACAGGATCAGGCAGAGCGGTGTCAGACCAGCGGCGAAGGTCTTCATTTTCACGTTTCAGTTCCTCAATGGTGCGCTGCCGCTCGCGCAGTAATTTGCCGTTCTGCTCGGCGGCGGCAAACAGCTGCGTCTGCGCGCGGCTGCTGGTCTGCGTCAGGATATTCAGGGCAATCAGCTGGCCGTTTTTCTGTGACAGCTTTTTGCCCTGGCTTTCAATGGTGGTCGCCTGGGTATCAATACGGCTGTGCGCCGTACTGAGCCGCCACGACTGCACGCCGAGCGCGGCCAGCAGCGCACATACCAGCACCGCAAGCGCGCGCATCATGCTGCCGCAGGCTCTGCAAGCTGGCTGCGCAGCAGGTTATAAATCACCACGGCCAGCAGGTAGCAGACCAGCGTGATCACCCATCCCGAAAAGGCCAGCGACATCACGATCAGCAGCTTCAGCAGCCAGCCCGCATATTTCGGTACGGCCTGCGCGTCGCTGCCGGCCAGCAACTTTTGCAGCGCCGCCTTCAGGCGCTGCCGGGTCGCGCCTTCAGAAAACAGCACCCCCACGGCGCAGCCGGCCAGCGCACCGGTAAAGATATTGATCAGCCAGACGAGGGCGACCACGATATGCATTGCCGCGCCGTTGTGGCTCATCAGCGACATCATCACAAGCGTCAGCAGCACGCCCCACACAACCAGCCCCTGATTACGTTTACTCATCTCTCACGCTCCTTTCAGACACCAGGCCAGCTCCCGCTGGCGCCGGTTATCCAGTCCGATATTAAATACGCCCTTCACGTACACCCAGCGCGGCAGCTGATAACACGCCTCGCGCCATTTCCCTTTTTTCAGCAACGTCACCATGGTTGAGCCGCAGGCGTTGCCGGTGCCAACGTTGAACGCCAGCGACACCAGCGCGTCGTAAACCTGCTGCGGCATGGAAACCGCCACGCAGCGCGCCAGTGCCGCCTCGACGCGTAACACGTTGGTGATGAAGTTCCCCGCCACCTGCCGCTCGGTGATTGTCTTTCCGGGAATGACGCCCACCGTGTTGCCGATGCCGTCTGTCCACTTGCCCGCATCGCACAGGTACGGCTTTAGCCGGCACCCCTCGTAATCTGCGATAAGCTTCAGTCCCTCCGACGAGGTGTGCAGCGTCTGAAAGCCCGGCAGCATCGCGGCGATGGCCAGCACCGCGCCGACGCTGCAGCGCTTAACGGTTTGCAGATTCATAGTCCTCCCGCGTGATGCGCCCGCTTGCCAGCAGCTGATAGGTTTTGTGCTTGTAGTACCAGCTGATCAGCGCCATCAGCAGGCCGATCAGAACGCCAGCCACCGTTGACGCGTCTTTCAGGTTCATGCCACCCAGCCACGCCATCACCACCGCGATGCACCAGGTGATAAAAGTGCAGATTCTCTCCCACATAGTTCAGTCCCAAAGCTGGACGGCCTGCACGGTTGCCGCCGTTGTCACGTCCGGCATTTCCACCTCCAGCCCGTGCGGCAGGATTGGGCCGTGCTCCGCCAGCCCCGGATTCGCCTGTAAGACCTGCTCGGTTATGCCCTGCGTGCGCCCGTAGTGGCGCCAGCAGAGCGCGTCCACCGTGTCGTACTGCTGCGCACGCACTTTCATCAGATAAGCTCGACGGTGCAGTGCGGCAGGTTCTGCACGCGGCTGACCGCCCAGCGCGCGTCCCGCCACAGATCGCCGGTGGCGTCCGCCAGTTCATCACCGCGCTTCATGGCGGCGGCGGTGGCGTCGAAATCCTGGTAGCGCTCGTTGAGCACCGCGCGGGTCCAGCACCACACCGCATTCTGGTAGTGATGCAGGCGGGCACTCTCGCCGGCCAGCTTCTCACCCGGCATATCGGCCAGGCTGTTAAAGCCGCGCAGCTCCTGCTGTTCGCGCCACGGGTAAAGCTCCGCGTTCACTTCGGCCATTGCGGTCAGCACCACCTGCCGCAGGCGCTCCGGTGTCACGGTGCCGTCAACGCGCATTGCGGTTCGGAACTTCGCCAGATCGATGTCCGGCCAGAATGAGTTATTGGGGATTGTTTCCGGCGTTCCCGCCGCCTTTTGCGGCGCTACAAATTCCATCAATTGCTACTCCTGAAAAGGTTGGGCGGTGGACGGGGTTTTATAAGGCTCAGCCTGTCGCCACCCCGTGCCGCCCCGCGCGTGGGCACGTCCGGTTATCAGCTGGCGTTGCGGATTTTCCGCGTCAGCTGCTCAATGTCTTTTTTCACGCCGCACTTCTCGTCAAGCTGCAGCGCGCGGGTCAGGTGGTTCAGGGCCGAGGCCGGGCTGCTGTCGGCGAGCATCCAGCCGATGGACTTGTGCAGGCGGGCGCGTGACTGGTCCGGCATATCCAGTTCGCCGATCACGTCCAGCGTCTGCAGCAGCAGCGCTACGTCGAAATCCGTTTTTGCCAGCAGGGCATTTTTTGCCGCGTCGGCCATCTCCTCGGCCAGCACCGTCTGCGTGTTGCGGTTGCCGATCGGCATTCCCCAGCCGCGGCTGACTGCATGGCGGGCAATTTCCAGTGCGCCGGCATAATCCCCGGCGTCAATGCGCCAGAGCATGACGAACATCACCACGTCGTCCTGCTGCTCAGCTTCTGCGGCCAGCACGCCATTCACCCAGGCGGCGTACTTCGGCAGAACCTCGATTTTAATTTCGGCTTTTTTAACGGTGGACTGGATGCCCTTCAGGCGGCGGCGGTCTTCGCCGAGCTGCATCAGCATCAGCTCGTAGCCGCTGGCGTGGCGAACACTGCCGCCCTGTCGGGCGGCCTGTTCAGCCTGAACGCGCTGGCGGTGCTGCCGGGCGGGACTCAGGCTCATGCGTTACGCTCCCGCGCCGGCGTCTGCTGACTGTGTCGTTTCAGGCACAGGAACGACGATTTCGATGTTTTCAACCAGCGCGGCGCAGCGGTAATCCTCAATCACGTACGCTTCGTTAACTGATTCAAAGTTCTCGATGCGGTCGCGTTTCGGGTTATCAATAACCGAGCGGCGGCGGGTTTCCTCCTGCCAGTAAATGGACAGGTTGTCCAGGCGGGTGATCAGCACCGCTTTTGCCGGGAAGAACGGCGCGCGCACCGCCTGCAGGCCGCCCATGCGTTTCTGGCTGATGATCAGATCGGCGGCGAGCTTGTTGGTGTTGTCCTGCTCGTTGTTTACCAGCGGGAAATATTTATCGGACAGCAGCTCGCGTCCGCAGATCACCACCAGACCGTCGTCGTCCTGGAAAATAGGGTCGATCAGTTCGTTTACAGCGTCCATCACCAGCGCGTCGAGGTTGAGATACACGCCACCCTTGCCGACCTTCACCGGCGCGGCGGTTGTTTCGCCGTCCTTTGTGATGCTGCCCATCACGTTATCCGCTGCGTCTTCGCGCAGCTTCTGCAGCCAGCCTTTGTTAACGTCCTGCAGCATGGGGTTTTCGGTGCGGTTGGAGGTTTTAGCGCGCTTAACGCCGTTAAAGCCGATGGTGATTCGGTCCAGCGCCTGCCGCTTCACGATGGCGTTGCGGATACGGGTCTGGAAGTCCTGAAACTTCGCCCACATGTCCAGCTTCGCGTAGTTCAGCGCGGTATCAAAGTTGGTCTGCTCGCACTTATATTCCGTGCCGATCATTTCCGTTGGATCGACCGGCTCGCGGTCTTTTGTGCTGGTATCAGTGGTGCCAGCAATAGAGCCGCCAACGCCCAGACCCAACAGCTGGCCGGACTGTTCAGTGACTGGCACCACGTTAATCAGCGTCAGGAAGGCGGCTGACTGCTGAATGGTATCTTCCAGCGTCTGCGCTACAGACGGCTCGACATTGAATTTGCTCGACAGCTCCTCGACCGGCACGCCGTTGAGTTTTGCCAGCTGCGTCAGGTAAGCGTTAAACGCGAAGCGGGTATTCTTTTTCATGGGGTTTGCTGCTCCTTTAGCAGTTGGTCAGGTGTTCGGCTGGCGCAGTGCCACCCGGCGTGCGTGGGCGAAAATCTTTGCGCCCGTCTTCGCTTTCCAGCTGCTGCTTCAGCTCGCTGAACGCGTCGCGCTGTGCTTTCAAATCTTCCAGCTGTTCGTTCAGGCTGATTTCCAGCTGGCTCAGACGTTCCGCCTGCTCGCCCAGCGTCTTATCGGTGCGGACGCCATACGCCTGCTGTTCGCTGGCGATCAGTTCCACAGCCTGATGCACGTCGTTAAAGCGCGCGCTATCGGTCTGCTGCTGTTTGCTGAACATGGCTTTGACGCGGGCAAACAGCGCGGGCTTTTCGTCCGGCGCGTCTTCCAGCTCGATCGCGGTTTCGGTCGCGGCGGTAAAAAGGTTGTCAGGGTGCTGCTTGCGGTTTGCGAGCGGATTGTGCTCCGCCTTTGCGCTGAACTGCAGCATTTCGGTGCCGAGGCTTGCCGGATCGTCAGTGGCGGCCAGGCCAACCAGATACGCCTTGCCGGTGTCGGCAAACTTGGTGCTGACCTCCATAGAGGTGAAAAGCTTCTGCCCTTTTTTCACCAGTTCAACCAGTGAGTCCGTCGGCATGATGTCGGCATAGAGCGCCATCTTCCCGGTCAGCTGCCCGGCGCTGATTTCTTCTGCGACCAGCGCGGACACCGTGCCGTAGCGGTTAAAGGTGTTGTCCGGCGAATACGCCTTGATGTGCTCCAGATTGATACTCGCGGTGTATACCGCCGGATCGTAACTGGCGGCCATCTGTACCAGCCATTCACGGGAAATTTCGCGCCCGTCAGTGGTGGCACCTTCCACCCCGATACGAAAACGCTTTGCAGTCACTGTCATGAGCCAGGCTCCGTTGGTTTTAAACGTCTGAGAGCCTTATGTTTGCGGCGGGAGGGGTATCGAAACAACGCGGGGACGTTGTCCGGCTCACCACACAATGAGGGGCAGCGGAAAAGGCACCGGCGGGGCCGTATTTTGGGGTCATGACAACGACACTCGCCCCCGAAGACCTCGATCCCCGCAGGCAGGCTATGCTCCTGTACTTTCAGGGATACCGTATCGCCCGCATTGCTGAAATGCTGGGAGAGAAACCCGCAACCGTTCACAGCTGGAAAAAGCGCGATAAGTGGGGCGACTACGGCCCGCTCGATCAGATGCAGCTGACCACCGCCGCACGCTACTGCCAGCTGGTCATGAAGGAGACGAAAGAAGGGAAAGACTACAAGGAGATTGACCTGCTGGCGCGCCAGTCCGAGCGCCACGCCCGCATCGGCAAGTTTAACAACGGCGGGAATGAAGCGGACCTGAACCCGAAAGTGGCGAACCGCAACAGCGGGCCGCGTAAGCCGCCGGAAAAGAACCTGTTCAGCGACGAGCAGATCGAGAAGCTGCAGGAGATTTTCCACGGCTCAATGTTCGGCTACCAGCGCCAGTGGTGGGACGCCGGCAACAAGCACCGCATCCGCAACGTGCTGAAGTCGCGCCAGATTGGTGCCACCTTCTACTTTGCCCGCGAGGCGCTGATCGATGCGCTGACCACCGGGCGCAATCAGATTTTCCTGTCAGCCAGTAAGGCGCAGGCGCACGTATTCAAACAGTACATCATCGAGTTCGCTAAAGAGGTGGACGTAGAGCTGAAGGGCGACCCGATGACGCTCGCCAACGGCGCGGGCCTGTACTTCCTCGGCACCAACGCACGCACCGCGCAGAGCTACCACGGCAACCTGTATCTGGACGAATATTTCTGGATCCCGAAATTTCAGGAGCTGCGCAAAGTGGCGTCCGGCATGGCGCTGCACAAGAAGTGGCGCCAGACCTACTTTTCCACACCGTCCAGCCTGACGCACAGTGCCTATCCGTTCTGGTCCGGCACACTGTTTAACCGGGGCCGCGGCAAAGCCGATCGCGTGGACATCGACCTGACCCACGCGAACCTGTCGCCGGGCCGCTTCTGCGATGACGGCCAGTTCCGCCAGATCGTCACGGTAGAGGACGCCGTGCGCGGCGGCTGTAACCTGTTCGACCTCGACCAGCTGCGGCTGGAATACAGCCCGCCGGAATACCAGAACCTGCTGATGTGCGAATTCGTGGACGACCTGGCGTCCGTATTCCCGCTGCAGCTGCTGCAGAAATGCATGGTGGACAGCTGGGAGGTGTGGTCCGACTTTGAGGCGCTGGCGCTGCGTCCGTTTGGCTGGCGCGAGGTGTGGATCGGTTACGACCCGGCAAAGGGGACGCAGAACGGCGACAGCGCTGGCTGCGTGGTGATCGCCCCGCCAGCCGTTCCCGGCGGTAAGTTCCGCATTCTGGAGCGCCATCAGTGGCGCGGCATGGACTTCCGCGCGCAGGCGGAGTCCATCAAAAAACTGACGCAGCAGTATAACGTCACCTATATCGGCATCGACTCCACCGGCGTTGGTCTCGGCGTGTACGAGAACGTGAAGATGTTTTTTCCCGCGGTGAAAGAGTTTGTTTACAACCCGAATGTGAAAAACGCCCTGGTACTGAAAGCGTTCGACATCATCAGCGGCGGCCGGCTGGAGTTTGACGCCGGCCACCTCGACATCGCGCAGTCATTCATGGCAATCCGCCGCGCCACCACGGCCAGCGGCAACCGCCCTACTTACGAAGCCAGCCGCAGTGAAGAAGCCAGCCACGCAGATTTAGCGTGGGCAACCATGCACGCGCTGGCAAACGAACCGCTGCAGGGCGAATCCGCCAACAGCCGCAACATCATGGAGATTTTTTAGATGAGTAAACGCAGGAACCGCACGCGCACGCAGCCCGTGCAGCAAAATAATATGGCCGGCGGCGCCACGGCGGAGGCGTTCACCTTTGGCGATCCGGTGCCGGTTCTGGACCGCCGCGAGCTGCTGGATTACGTGGAATGTGTGGTAACCGATCGCTGGTATGAACCACCGGTGAGCTTTGACGGGCTGGCGCGCACCTTCCGTGCCGCCGTACATCACAGCTCGCCACTCAACGTGAAGCGCAACATTCTGACCAGCACGTTTATCCCGCACCCGCTTTTAAGCGGGCAGGCGTTCAGCCGGTTTATTCAGGACTATCTGGTGTTCGGTAATGCCTATCTGGAGAAGCGCACCAACCGCCTCGGCGGTGTTCTTTCACTTGAGCCGGCACTGGCAAAATTCACCCGTCGTGGCACCGACCTGGACACCTACTGGTTCGCCCAGTACGGCCTGAACACACAGCCTTACCAGTTCGCACCCGGCAGCGTATTTCACCTGATGGAGCCGGACCTGAATCAGGAAATCTACGGCCTGCCGGAATACCTGTCCGCCATTCCGTCCACGCTGCTGAACGAGTCGGCGACGCTGTTTCGCCGCAAGTATTACCTCAACGGCAGTCACGCCGGTTTTATCATGTACATGACCGATGCGGCGCAGAATCAGGAGGACGTGGACAATATCCGCAAAGCGATGAAAAGCGCTAAGGGACCGGGCAACTTCCGCAACCTGTTCATGTACTCGCCGAACGGGAAGAAAGACGGGATTCAGATCATCCCGCTATCAGAGGTGGCGGCCAAAGATGAGTTTCTTAATATCAAGAATGTCAGCCGTGATGACATGATGGCCGCGCACCGTGTACCGCCGCAGATGATGGGGATTATCCCTAACAACACCGGCGGGTTCGGCGACGTTGAAAAGGCCAGCCGCGTATTTGTACGCAATGAACTAATCCCACTACAAAAAAAAATTAGCGAATTAAACGTCTGGCTGAACGAAGATGTAATAACTTTTTCAGAATATTTACTCAACTAAATTAAAGGCAGCCAAAAGGCTGCCCTTATTATTTAAGAGAATAATATTTCTTCAGCTTTCCACAAACATCTCTTAATGTTGTAATTCTATGTGATGCAAGCATCAATGGTCTCAGTGATAGTTCAGAGTCATTGGTTGCTGCTATCCTTAAACTCTTAAAGTAAGCCGAAGGATATGCAGCCCCCCCAAACCTTCCAATATCCCTAGCGATATCAGTCAATTCCTTAACCCTAGCGGCCATCATAATTAGTTGAAGCTGAGGATCTGGCTCATTTTGAGATTTAGCAGACCAAAAATTCAAACTTAGCTCTTCCAAAATTGAAATTTTTTCTTTGAATAAAGCCACGTTATCATTATGAGAGTTTATTATCCTTTCATCCTGAGCCTGTTGTTTATTGTCTTTCGACTGAACACAAATAAACCAATAAGAAATCAACCAACCAACAAAAACCAATAACCATGTGATGTACTGGTTTTTATCACCTAAAAGTAACTTTAAGTAATCCCAAGAGCCACTAAGCCATGTAGGCATCTAGGCACCCTCTCTAAGCAGTATAGCTTCCTTTATGTAACCTGTGATTTCATCTATGAGCTCGGGCTCTTCGTTAGAAATCAATTTAATATTCAGTACAACTTTCTTATCTATACCTAACCTAATTAAGCCACCAAAAGATTCCTCTAAGAATGAGGAGCCATAGCCTTCGGTTCCGTCTAAGTCTACTGTTAAATCCTCGTCTTTTTGAAGTTCAGCCACAAGCCAATCCCTGAACTCTTCACCAGAGCTAGGGCCCAGCCTCTTAAAACGAGGTCCCGGACTTGGATACCTTGATGCAACTTTGACAACTGTCATATTTTCCCTTACAAATTCTTCAGAGGAAAGACCCATTCTACAATTGTACCACATACGGAGGTTTTGTAGTCCTTTACTATATCTTTTACTAGCCCTTGATTTCCCTTATAAATGTACCTACCTCTATTAGAAAAAATTGATAGCATCCCTGCTCCTATTGTGTCAATAACTGATGTAATGTCAGTGAAACCTTTTCCACGGTTTGCTTGTCCTGTTCTGGTGCGAGATAGCGTTGCCGCAGCTTTTATATATGATGAATCAACAACATTACTTAGTGATACGCCTAACTTTTCGAAAAACGCTTTAAGAATATTCGGACCTTGAGTATTTGGCAAAGTAGCCGGTATTCCTACACCCTTGTCGCATATCACTACTATTACTTGGTCATCATGTATACCCGCAAACGTCCACCACTTAGAATCTTCATCCTGCAGACCAGTGATATAAGCATGCTCCACGGAATTTGACATTGCTTCGATAAAGCCTCTATAAAGCTTTTTACTATTATTCCCTTTAAGAGACTTACGTATTTCCGCCAGCATCTCATTCGCGAGAACCGGTTGAGATAGAGAACCAGATGTGTACTTCCAAAACGTCACATCATCATATTCTTTGGTTTCTCTCTTTTCCTTTCTTAACAAATCATAAAATCCGACTTGCTTTAAAACGCTTTCCATCTTTTCATTCTTGGGGTGAGAAAAAGAAACAGCATTCCTACCATGCCTGCTCTTTTTAATTATAATATCCACCTCAGCCAAAAGGGAGAGCATGGCTGCTGCGCTAATAAAATTAGTTTCCGAGAAGTTAATAAACGCTCTTCTATGGTTGTTTAGAGTACAATCCCTTAGGTCGTTAATAAATTTATTTGTCGCCTCGAAATTTTTGTCGTTATTATAATAATAATCAATCTTTGCTGGAGCAATCAATGTCACCCTTTTGTTTGAATTAACCCTCTTAAATTTAATTGCATATTTCCTTTTAGGGAATTTAACATGCTTGAAATTTTCCTTATGCATCTCTTTAACTTTCCAGCCTGTAGACGAGTCGCAATTGGAAAGTTTTAACTTTAATTTTGTGATACGCTTTCTGATTAGAATCTTATCAATTCTTCTTTTATTAAAACCTGTTTTCTTTTTCATCAGGATCTCCTTGCGTTAACTGAAGTATCTTGCCACAAAAATTTCCTAGGATAAATTTTTTGGGTAATAAAAGGCGTAGCGCGCGCTCGTACCCCCGCCACGCCTGCCCGCTTTGTGTAGTGGTTTTCATGCGCCTGCATGACATATGAAAAAGCCCGCCAGAATTGGCGGGCCGGGGTAAATTTGATCCTTTTGGGATCATGCGAATTCATGCGGCATAGTCATGCACTAAGTCCGCGTGCATCGGCAAGAGGGGGATGGCGATGGGGTAGCGCTATCTAACGCCTCGCTTTGCTCGTTGTTCAACCCCGCCGGCTTCTAAAACAAGTTTCAGACGCCGGCGCGGTTATCAATGCTGCCAGCTGTCATCTTCCCAAACAGACTGGAGAATGTTCATAACATTTTTTTGTCTTCGCCCATTCTCAGACCACTCAGCTCTATGCCGTTGACACTGCCTTTCCGGATACGTATAGCCATATTGGAGTATTGGGGTTGTATGTTCTTTATCAACTCGGATTCGAGCGCATCAAGTGTCGCCTGGCTAACCTTCTGCTCTTTATCGATCATGATTTCGATTCGCATAAGTGACCTCAGTCTGCAGCATAGAACATTTCTTCGTCACCTTGTTGACGAGAATCTGAGTGCGCCAATTCAGCAATGATGGTCATTGCGAGTTTCATGTCAGACGGTTTGCAGTTCGCAATCAACGACACCTCAGCAATGAACTGCACGCACGCCATTTTCTTATGCATCTGGCTTAATTCCTGAGCAACCATTTTCCCTCCCCAAACATACTGTGTATTTATACAGTAACACAGCATTTGAAGGGATATAAAGAAAAAAATTAAAGCCGAATGATATTTTTATCTACCTGATAGAAAAGACAATTATCCCTACCTCAAAGCTACGCTTAGAGCTGAGGCGCTCCAGCAGGTCTCACAGTTAAGATGTTAATTTCAGCAATCCTTTTTTAACTATTGCTCGTTTTCGCCAGCACTGCAGACGCCAGACGGTTAAATCGTTCTAATGGCCCAGCTTTTGCTTTCGTAGGCAACGGGCGAACCAAATCACCGTAGGCGGAGCTGCGGAACATACGCCCGGCAATTTCAGTCTGCGTGCCACCGATGAGCCGCACGGCCAGACCGCGACTGATAGTTTCACCGCTTAAATCTCTCACCTGGCTTATAAGGTTGTCGCACGCAGCTTCAATTTTGTCCGATCGCCGGAGCTTCTTATGTAGTTTTTGAGGTTGCTGCGCCCTGATTTGCGCCAGCAATCGCCGCCGTTCCTTCCTGCTCATGCCGTCAGCATCAATTTTGTCGAAACTTTCCGGTGGGTTCGAATCCTCGGATCTCAAACCTCCCGTACAGTTATTGACAGAACTCCGAGAGGACGCGGGCGCGTCCTGAAGGTCAAAAGCAAAATCAACGGCACGCTTCGGAACAATTTTCCACTGCGCCAGCCGGGTTAAAATTGGCGTATCTTGTCCGACTTCAGTGGCAAAAACGCCCTTGATACGCACGGTTTCCTCGCCGTATTCGTTCACGTCTTCGCTGGTCTGATACCAGGTGCGCACGGCCAGTTCATCGCGGCGCACGAACGGGCCGCCCTGCGCATTAACGTAGCCTGCCCAGTCACCCGCATCAGCAGCATCGTGCGCAGCTGCAAACTCAACGCTGAGCCCGTGCGCGGTTTCGCTGTCTGCCATGCGGCGCAACTCGCGATAAACGGTCACAGGCGCGCCGCCCACAAACTGGAACTGGCGAATGTGCCAGCGTGCCGCCCAGGCGGAAACGGCCGGCGCTGTCTCTTTAAGTTCTTTGCCGCTTTCGTCGTCGATTTCACCGTCAAGCGCATAGCCGTCGATGTTTTTTGAGATGTACTTAGCCACATATCCGGTGGCGCTGCCTTTATCCGGGTCGATGGCTTCAGCGTGAAAGCGCGCTTTGCGGGCTTTATCGCTCGTCAGCTCGCGGCTGTCTTCCTGATATGCGTAATCGCGGATGGTCTGACGCACCTGATCCACATCCTCAGGGCGCATGAATATCAACACATGCCAGTGTGGCGTGCCGTCGTGGTGAGGTTCTGCAACGCGAACGCCAAAAATACGGATTTCTTCACGGTGCAGTTTTGCGCGGATTTTCTGCCAGACGCTGCACAGATAGCGCTGCGTATCTGCGGGGCTGGCGCCGTTCCACTTGCGATTGCGATGGCCGGTCTTGATAGTGGCGTGATAGCGCGACGGGGCTGTGAGCGTATAAAACTCGCCAACGAAGCCCATTGCGTTGCAGATATTTTCGAAGCCGCGAATGCGCGTCATAAGCTCGCAGCGGCGGATCGCCGGATTTGCCACGCTACCGTCATATTTATCGATCAGGCTGATGCGGTTGCCGTCTTCGTCTTCCAGCTCCAGCCCTTTCAGAAATTCACGCGTGCGGCGCTTCTGCTCGCGCCATTCTGACACGGTCATGTTACTTGCGTATGAGGTGTGCTTTTTGCTGACGTTCGCCAGGGCGATCTGCAGATGTTCACGCCACGACGCGGCGACGCGGCGCAGCCGCCCTTTCCACCATTTTTCAGTCTGCATACGCCTGATCGCCGGGGTCACTTCCTCCGGGTCGAACAGGCGTGATGTAACTTTTTCCCATAGTGGCGGGGTCTGGTTAAGTTCACGCGTAATGGTGGCGGCGGTCATGTAGACGCGGTGAGTATATTTATAATCTGACTCGTCGCTGGCGTGCGCGTGCGCCAGGACCAACTCGGCGAGAATAAAATTAGCAATATCACCGGCCAGTAAATCAACGTCGGCGCGCGCCATATCGGGCAGACGGTTAAAGCGCTTCATCAGCTCCCACAGCATACCGCCAGTACTTGCCGCGCCAGCCTGTTCAGCGGCGTTCTCCGTTAGCAATCTAAATGTGCCGGCTTTCATTTCACCTAACCGGTACTGTGCGTTTACGGCATCAACGCGTGGCAATGTGCGCTTAACAAACGTCTTGGTTAAGTACGCATTGGCACGGGCAGTTCCCTGTGTTTTTTCCAGTTCAGTGACACGGCGCCTTACGTCCAGCTTGACCAGCATCGGCTGTTTTTCGAGTAACTCCTGCGCATGCACCAAAGCCGCAATCAGTTGATTGCGGCTTTGCATTTCCTCATAAGTGGGATAAGGGCTGGACAATGCCTGAATGGGCTTATTCCATTCATAAGCCCATTCATTTGTGATTGATGGGGCGCTCATAATTCGAAAGCCAACTGCGGGATAAATAAATCCCGTGCAGCATCATAGTTAAGCGAGCTGGCACTGTTCATAGACTCAATGCGCTCAACCAAAACGGCAGCTCTGGTTTCCTTGCTTGCTGGCGCATAAGCGCTTTTATTCCATGCCTTATCAATGCCGATATTGCGCGCAACATTGGTGCTGTCAGCCGAAGAAAGGGGGATGCACTTAAAAAGGTCTTTATTGAGCATGCGCAGGCCATGCAGTTTTGTAACGGGATAACCATTATCATCAACGACATGGCGGATCAGATCGCGAAGACGTGCGGCGCAATCCTTAGGCCTTCTGGCGTCATATTGCCCCATTGAGCCAATCGCAACGCGTGGAAATTCATGGCAGAGGCGAATGAAACGATCATCGGATTCATTCATGTGCCAGACGGGTACACCAGTAATTTTTCCATGAGGCCACTGAGCTACAAGTTCATCATTCTCTTCGCCAGTACCGCCAATAACGTCTGGGATAATGGCAAATGCAAAACGAGGGTGATTAGCCCATCGGGCCACGAAGTCGTAATAGCTGTGCCAGTTCACAACGCGTTTTTTATTCCAGAAGCTAAAGGCGCCATTATCCAACGCGAAGCTCTGGCAAATCTCCGAGGCCAGCATCAGCTGGCCGTGGTTTGCGAAGCTGATAAAAGCGTGCCTGCCTTTCCACGCTTTCATGGCGCATGTTTCAGGTGTAATCGGACCGCCATGGAAATGAATCATGGGCGTCTCTCTTGCAGAACTGAATAATTCTTGCGAGCCATTTCATCCCCAATGAAAACTGGCTCCGCTGGCTTCCTTACAGCAATAATTTCTGCCGCCCGCTTTTTCTCGCCAGCAGCAACGCCAATCGAACGGGCCGTGTTGATTCTGGTGATGTCGAAAGCACGCAGGATGCTGCGGGTAAAGAGTGTGTCGCTGTTGGACAGGACAACTGGATTGCGGTCAGCAATGCCCAGCAGGTAGCAGACCAGCGAGCACTGGTCATCGTCGTCAAAACCTGCGGTGTGATAGTCGGCAAACGTGCCGTGATATGGCGGATCGCAATACACCACGTCGCCGCCTTTAATCATAGTCAGCGTTTCCTGATAACCGGCACAGATGAACGTCGCGCGCTGAGCCTTCACGGCAAACGCCTCGATTTCAGCCAGGGGGAAATAAGGCTTAGCGTAATTTCCGTAAGGAACGTTGAATCCGCCGAGGCGGTTATAGCGACAAATCCCGCGGTATCCGTGGCGATTCAGATAGAGAAAGTGCGCCGCGCGCTCAAGCAGTGGCATTGAGGCGCTATTGTTGAATTCATCGCGCAGCCGGTAATAGCTTTCCTCGCTCGTGTTCTGATTAAAAAGCGACGCTGCGAGCACGATAAACGGGCGCGCGTGCTCTTTGACCTTCTGGTACAGGTTGATTAAATCGGGATTGATGTCAGCTACCAGATATTCCGGGTAATCAGTATTCATCATTACTGCGCAGGAACCGGCGAACGGCTCGACCAGACGATCGCCGGCTGGCAGGTGAGCCGCCAGCTCAGTCATTACGCCGGCTTTGCTGCCCGGCCACTTCAGGATGGTTTTCATAGTGCGGCCTCTTTGTAATGAGCGCTTTTCAGCTCACCAACTTCCTTACAGGTCACGCACTCAGAAACGCCCGGCAGCGCACGGCGGCGCGCCTCCGGGATTTCATCACCGCATGAAAGACAGAAAAACTCACTCGCCCCGGCCGGGCGGTGAGTAGCGTTTGCAAGATTGCGCGCCAGTTCTTCCTGCACGCGCTGCTGTACCAAATCCATAGAATCGGCCATCAGTGCAACTCCCTCGCCTGGTTCTCGTAACGCTCGGCCTCTTTGTCCAGCAACTCAATGATTTCTGCTGCAGACATTTCCTTTTTGCGGGCATGAATTGCCAGCGCGGCAATGTGGATAGATACGGCCAGAGCATCGTCTGAGCGCTGTTCGCTTTTCGCTTTACTCAGCAGAGCGGTAAGCGCGTCGTCATCACTTTTAAACTGACGGGTTTCAATATTTCGCATTTTTCATTTCTCCTGTATTTGGGCAAAACAATGCCCGGCGGGTTTACGCCATTTAATTTCGTTTGGTTAATTAATTAGGCAGAGCTAATCTTTTGGGGAATAAACTCACGACTGCTTTTAAATGATTCATTGCACGAATAAGCGCCGTTTTTTCATCAGTAGTCAGTTCACTAAGATCAACCTCGTGTCTGTCTTTACCGATGTTTGCCAGGAACAGAATCGCGCTAAGCGCACGCTTGTTTTCCTGATAATTACTGTCTGTCACATCGCGCATTTCAGAAAAAAAACGAGCCATATCTTTTTCACAGTTACCACCCATCATCTGTGCGCGGATTAAGGCAACGTGATTCAGCGCCGAAACTCTCTGGCCGGCAGTAAGCTCAACCAGCATTGAATCGCCTTCGATAGCCATGTTTTACCTCTTTGTTCTTTTACCTGTGCCTGATGGCTTAGTACCGGATGCCAGCGCTTGCCGTTCTCACCCATTATCCAGCCGTTGCCATATGACATTGACTGATTCTGCCGCTTGAGGCGTGCTGCTAAAGAGATCATCGAACCGGCCTCAACTTATACCGATCGATGCGCTCAAACCGCTAATTGCATCCACGGTTGAAGCCAGCGTCGGGTTTGAATGAATACGGTTTTGAACCGCCAATGCTGCCAGCATCATGCAGCGTATGCCGGTGTTTGCTGCCTCAACAATACCGCGACGGCATGAGGCTGATATGTTGCCCTGATTAGCTGCGCTGGCTGCCAGCGTTCCAACCTGAGCTGAAGCATTCAGAACATAGGCCGGGAATTTCTCGGCAACATGTTCGTTCATAGGAACGCATGGCAGGCATTGCAGCTGCGCCAGTGCGCCATCAATAAGCGTTGCATCTTCGGTAAGGTCAGTAAGTTGCAACATTTCCTCAACCGTTAGTTTGTGCGCCTGGTCGGGGTTAAGTTTGTTACGCAACGTCTGCTCTTTCATTCCTGCGCGATTTGCCAGCTCGCGCATGTTATGTGTCAAAGCGAACTTGCGGCAGGCTTCATCAAAGCGTTGTTGGGTGGAAACTACAAAATCAAACATGCCAATTACCCCAGTAAACTTACAAAATTAAGTTACTGAAACACGGCATACCGTGAATTCAGTGCCTGAGCTAAAAGGCGCGCACGGAAGGCAATCATGTTGATGCGCCCCAAACCGCCCTCACGAGTTCGAGGAACTACAAGCAATTCGCCCTTTTTGACCATGTCTTTGACGGTGTTAAGGCTGCAATCATACTGTTTAGCGAACTCCTCATATGAGAGGAAATCCGGTCCTGAAGGGATTGCAATTTGGATACTCATCGGTGAATATCTCCGGTTACGTTGGTTTTGAGAGTGTTCTCGCACATCAGCAGTGTGCGAAATGCAGATTACATCTCAATTGAGTTTGTGTAAACACACCAATTGAGATTATTTGAGGGAGGGGTTCATGGAGTTGTTAACCAATGTGAGTGAGATTCTTGAAAGAATCCTTAGTTCTTATGGAGTTAAGTCACGTCAAGAATACGCAGCTCTGACCAAAATCCCTGTGGGTACAATTCAAAACTGGGTAGCTCGCGGCAAGCTACCTGGTGATTATATCGTTCAATGTGCATTCGATACTGGCGCGGATCTTCAGTGGTTAGTGAGCGGCAATGTTGCAAAAGTAAACCCAATCAAGCCAATTGACTATCACCTCAAGGGGCAGCAGTTACTGACTGCTATGCAAAATTCAGGCGGCAAAGTGATACTCCGCCGCCTTATGGATGCATATGGTTTTACTATGCAGAGGCAAATTGGTGACCACCTTGATATACCTTCTGCGACAATCAGTGCATGGCTTCGTCGAGAGCACTTTCCTGCTGAGGTGGTGATCGCCTGCGCATTGGACACTGGCGTTTCGCTTTACTGGCTGGCTACTGGGAACGGGGATATGTATGAAGATCGCCTTGAACCCAACATTGAGGCTCATAACACAAGCAGTGATGAGTTTAGGAAGATAACCAAATTTGATATCCATACCGGCCAGCTAGTTGAAGCGGGAATATGGATATGCGATTCGTC